AATCAATATCTAATGATGAGCTTTAGTAAGCTGATTGATTGTATTTATTAGAATTAATTTTTTTTCTTTGTTTCTTTCTTTAGTTATCTTTAATCATAGTTAATATCTAATCAAAAACTAATAATAAGCTAATTAATTATTACGCTATTGACATTTAAAATAGTCATGCTAAAGTATAGGGAGGAGGGTGGGCATGGTCTTATGTACAATATATCATCATTTTAAAATAAATGATATTAAACTATTGACAAATGAATATGACGATTTAATGTATAGGGAGGAGGGTGGGTATAGATAATGTACAAAAAATGATCAAATTTAAACGTGAGAAAATTTATCAATTATTTTCGAACACGCTTTTTCTTTCGTTTTTTGGTCTTTTTCGTTCTCAATCTTCCCCTTCTCGTAGTGATTCCCATTCCATAAGGATTTCTGGCATCTCCCGGTGCAAACCAATCAGTGTTTTCCATACCAGCATGACCCCCAATATCACCACCAAATACACCACCGCTTGTCATGTCTTCATTCAACATCTGTTGATAAATGTTTGCTATATTTTTTTCATCCTTGACACGAGAGTATTCCATGTTACTATTTAGTATATGATACGAGTGGTGAATAAAAAGACCCATAAACCAACGCCCGATGATTTCTACATTGGGCGCGGTTCCGTCATGGGTAATCCTTATCATCACAAGGAATCCAATCATCCCCAAGCTATGTATAAGGTGGAGACGGTGGAAGAAGCGATCATTGGATATGAAAATCATCTGAATCAGGCTATCTTGTCCGGTGATCCTTTCATTTGTGATTTTATTAATAATTTATTTATTCGGGAATTGACCGGAAAGGATTCATATTTGGTTTGTTACTGTGATCCCGATCCTTGCCATGGTTGTATTATTAAAAATAAGGTGGAATCCAGTAAATATTGTATCAATTGGTTCTCCAATATGAGACGAATGGATTCCCCCATCATATATCAAGGCATCAATTACTGGACTGTTGAGAATTTCTATGTTGCCATGAAAGTTCCCAACAATTCCATCCGTCATAGCGAGAGACAGAAAATCGCTCAAATGACTCCACATAAAGCCAAGACTTATGGTAGAACTCTGGATATTCGGGAGGATTGGGATGTTGTGAAAATGGATTTAATGCGAATTGCCATTGAACATAAATTCAAAAAAGGGACTTCTTGGTATGATAAGTTGTTATCTTTTGATAAGCCTTGCATTGAGTGGAATAATTGGGGTGATGTATTTTATGGTAAGTGTATTTTTACTGGTAAAGGACACAACAACCTTGGAAAATTGATAGATAGAATAAAAACCGAAGAATTATGAGTTTAGAATTAATTAAAAGATACCAAGCACAATTTGAAGAGTTTATGAAAATAGACGATTTCACGCTGGAGGATCGCTGCAAAAGAGTCCCAGCAGAAAAACATTTCTGGGTATGCCGTCTGATTGATGCGAAGATCGAGAAGGACAAGCTCTATAAGCTCAAGGCATCCACCAAGCACACGCTTCAGAAGAAGCTGATGGAAGAGTCTCCCGTAGCTCTCAACAAACAAGTGCTGGACGATCTGGATAAAACCCCATCGTTGGAGAACATCAACCAGAAAATTAAAGAACAAGAGTATCTGGTGGAATACCTAACAAAAATTGTTGATTTAATTACCTATATATCACAGGATATCAAAAATATAATTGCGATAAAAACTCTCCAAGAATCTTAAATGATAACCCTTGACTTCAAATTGTCCAAACGACAGGGACAAATCATCACCGATTCTGACACCCTTGGGATGATTCGCAATCATTTTTCCGTCAAGAATGATGGGGCATTTTTCGCCAAAAGTAAAGGCAATCGGTTTGTTAAGGATCGTAAGTATGCCATCACCCCCACAGGATTGTTCGATTTTGGTTTCCACGGAGAGATTTTAAAATATCTCAGAGATAACCAGATCACCGACATATCCTTAACGGATGATTTTAAAAAGAGATTGAAATGTGGTGTGGAAATCGAAGAATTTTGGAATGAATTGAAATATGATGCTCGATATTACCAGAAGGATTCAGTGATTGCTGGTTTGAAAAAAGGGTTTGGAACATTTTTACTTGCCACATCTGCTGGGAAATCGTTAGCACAAGCATTATTGGTTGAGAATTATACACGAAACGTATTGAATGATACTTTTAAATGTCTCATAGTAGTCCCCGGATTATCTCTCGTAAATCAATTACAGGGTGACTTTGGAGATTATGGTGTGACATTCACGTATTCGGGATGGACGGGGGGAACCAAACCACAGGATACTCAAGTTGTGATATGCAATTCTGAGAACCTTCTTGCTCAATTTACCAATAATCCATGGATTTTAAGTGTTAATCTGCTCATAACCGATGAGTGTCATAGAATCAACGACACGGCGGGTATATCAAAGATCATAAACAAAATCAATACTCCTAATAAATTTGGATTCACAGGAACACTTTCCGATAAACTCATTGACCAGTGGAAGACAATTGGAACATTTGGTTCCGTTATATATGAAAAGAAATCCAAGGAACTTAGGGATGAAGGATATATTTCTGATGTGGAAATCACTGCCTTGCAACTTAACCATTCAAAAACAACAAAATTAAATTATAAAGATGAACTGGAATATCTATACAAACACGAAAAACGAAATCAAATCATCTCTAAATTATCTGAGTCAATTAGTGGAAATGTACTTGTCATGGTTAATCATCTTGATCATGGAGATATATTATTATCTCTTATGCATACCCGATCTACTAAGAAAGTGTTCTTTGTTAAGGGCGAAATGGAAGTCGAAGAACGAAAAAAAATAATTGACATGATGGAAGAAGATGATAATATCATTTGTATTGCTATGGCATCCATTTTCTCAACTGGTATTAACATCAAGAATCTTCCCAATATCATATTTGCTGGACTTGGTAAATCATTCATTCGGGTGGTGCAGTCCATTGGTCGTGGACTCCGATTGCACGATAATAAAACCAAGCTCCGCATCATTGATGTATCAGATAATTTAAAGTATTCCCAATCACATGCGTTACACAGGCAAACTATCTACGATCAAGAACAGATCGTGTTTAAAAATAAAATTATAGAATTATGATTAACGACAAAAATGCTAAGAAACCTCATTATGTTAATTCCAAGCTATTCAAACAGCAATTGATTGAATATTATGAGACTGGTAAAAAATTAGATGAATTGGGAGTTCATTTGATGAATATTGCAGAGGGATTATCATACAAAATTAATTTTATTCGATATTCCAAAAGCTGGAAACAGGAGATGGTTGGAGACGCTGTATTAAAAATGTATGCAGCTTTGGAAAAGAAATTGTATAAAATTGAATCGGAATTCAATCCATTCTCATATTTCAACCGCATTGCTTGGAATGCTTTCTGTAACCGCATTAAGAAGGAAAATGGTCAACACAAGGGTCTAGAGGATTACAAGGATATGGTTTATATGGAGAGTATGAGTGAACCGGATTCCATGGGACACGTATATGTTAAACCGAATCTGGAGGGGGATGAATATGATGATGAATAGTTATGATAGTGTGGTAATGTTGATTTCAGCATTACTATACTTTTCCGTGGCAGTTTCATTTCTGATGAAACATCAATATGCGTGGAGTATCGTTTGGTTGTCGTATTCCATAGCGAATTTTGGATTAATGTTAGTAAAGAAATAGAAGATGATAAAGAAACCAAAAGTAGCACTATTTTCCGATCTTCATTTAGGTCTTTATGGAAATTCAACGGAGTGGCATGAAATTGCCTTAAAATGGGCGGATTGGATTATCACCGATCTAAAGAAAAAGAAGATTACTGACATCTTTTTCCTTGGTGATTTCTTCCACAATCGTTCGGAGATTTCTGTCCAAACAATCCACGTTGCATCTGAATTGATTGCCAAGTTCAAAAACTTCAAAATGTTCATGGTCATCGGGAATCATGATGCGTTCTATAAAAATCGTTCCGATGTCCATAGTTTGGGATTCCTCAAGGGACATGATAACATCACCATCATTGATCAGAATTTGGAATTCCATGCGTTTGGTAAAAAATTGCTATTTGTTCCTTGGAATCACGAATTACCCGAAGGTAAATTTGATCATATTTTTGGACACTTTGAAATTCAATCATTTCAGATGAACAATTACAAGGTCTGTGATCATGGATT